GTGAGATCGAAGAGTTTGCTCTGGCGATTGCCTAACGACCTGAAGGTCGCCGGCGTTCTCGGTTTTGCCGGACAGTAATGAACCGAGTGGTGGAGATGGGCAGAACTCCTGTCCTGACCGTCCGGGGATCCGGACTAAGCGTATGAATAAAGTCAGTATGGGCGCGTGTATAGGACTCGGGTTCGACTCCCGACAGCTCCACGGATGCACAGTGAGGTATGCCCTCTAAGGAACAACACTCCACTTGCCGATTTATTGCGGCCGGAACAACATAACGCCGGTCGTAATGCGGGGTGCCGAAGAGCCTGGTCACGCAGGCCGCTGTGTACATTGGCGGTGTAGCTCAACTGGTAGAGCAACTCCTTTGTAAGGAGAAGGTTGCTGGTTCGATTCCGGTCGCCGCCTCAAATAAAGTTTGGATATTCGAAAGAATTTCCTAACTTTGTCATCCGCGCTTTTGGGAATGGCGCAAATAGAGAGATCGAGCTTGGTCGGCAGAGGGATTCCCACCTTTCTTCGGAAAGGCCTCTTCCGGCCAGGCTTTTTGTTTAAAAACCGCAAGTTTTGAGCAAGAACAATGATGTCATAGACTATCTCGAGTCAGTGCTTGAGCCGGAGTTGTCCGGCAAGGGAGGAACGGACTCGAAGGTAGACAAGCTGAAGGAGGCTGAGATATGCGACGCATTCGACTCGTATATCTGCGGCCGTCCGGACGATGACGGATGTGACTTTTTCAAGGTCGCTGAAGGTGATGTCATGTACATGTTCAACGGGAAATGGTACGAGAAGATTGACGATGTCCGCCTCCGGTATGTCGTAAAGGAGGTGATGAGGAGAGTCCATGTTGGCGTCGTGTACATCCGGAATTCAGCAGAGAAGGTGGCCAAGGAGTGCAAGGAATCGCTCCTGTCATGCGAGTGGTGTAAGTTCGAGCCGGATCGCAGGTATGTCGTGTTCCGGAACGGCGTTCTGGATACGGAGCATAAGGGCTTCTACGCGCATAGTATCAAGTATAAGACGGACATTGTCCTCAATTTCAACTATACCGCCAACGAGCGGAGCGCCCTGTGGGACAAACTGATCGCTCAGACCGTGCCAGATGATGGCATGCGGAGCGCGATGCAGCAGTTCTGCGGGGCGATGCTTGCTGACCGCAAGAAGTTCAAGATCGAGTACATGCTTATGCTCGTCGGTAGCGGCCGGAATGGTAAGAGCGTGGTGACCGATGCCATCGCCGGCGTCTTCGGGGATGACCTGGTCAGTTCATACAGCCCCGAGCAGCTCTTTGGGAATAGCGGCCACAGCCTATACAACCTTGCGGACATCAACGGCAAACTGGCCAACATCTGCGACGATCTCAAGAATAAGGACTTCTCCGGCGGAGAATTCAAGCAATTTATCTCTGGGCACAAGTTCCAGGCCCGCCATATCTATGGCCGGCCGTTCGTGGTTAGCAAGATTCCTCTGATGGTATGCTGCATGAACGAGATTCCGCCGACCACCGATGACACTATGGGCCACTACCGCAGGTTGCTGCCTGTGCTTTGCCCGAATCAGGTCGCGGAGAAGGATGTGGACTACGAGCTGCCTGTGAAATTGGCTACCGACGAGAATAAGGCGGCCATTTTCAACTGGCTGCTCGACGGCTACAAGGAATTTGTGGCCAATAAGGGCCGGATTGATGTGAGCGACAGCATCAAGACCATCCGAGAGGACATCAAGGCGGACGCTAATTCGGCGCGCCGGTGGATTAGGGAGATGGGCTTCACGCCCGTTAGCGGCCGCGACCCTGCAGACCCGTGCTGGAAGCCTATTAACGAGTGGATGAAGATGTACCTCGATTGGTGCCGCGAGTGTTCGGAGAACCCGAAGACCGCGAAGGCCGTCGGGTCCGTGCTGAAGGACCTCGGATTTGCGTCCGAGAAGAGGCGGAGCACCACCTGGTACTGCATCGGGTCGAAGAACGAGACGGGAATAGCCGAGGAGGTTATTGGAGAAACTAGAGACGGGTTACCTTTCTGATATGGCAGGATATAGAGTAGCACGAGCGTTCGAGAGAATCCCGGAAATCACGGGGTTAGAGTTGACGCGCCACGGGAATAAGTGGCAGGGGCCATATTACCTCAACGGGGAGCGGCATATATGGCGGCGCGACAAGATAAAGGTCGTGCTATGGAAGAATGGTATTTGGTTATTCGAAGAAGGTGGCAACGGGATGAGCCTGGAGACATGGCTCGTGAACTACGGCGGCTGCCGGGATTACCGAGAGGCGTATGATGTCATCGAAGGGAAGTCCACGGGATTTGTCTATAACCATGAATTTCGCGAGAAGATGCACACAAAGGCGAAGTTTGTTAGCCCGGATGTCTTAGCCGGCGCCCGATGCTTCAACCCGAACCTAAGTCCGCTTTTTGTGTTCCTTTGCGGACTCTTTCCAGAACAAAAGGTCGCAGAGGCGTTTAGGAGGTACAATGTGACGGCAAATTCGAGACACGAAACCGTATTCTGGTATGTTGATGCGGATGGGCATATTTGCCACGATAAAAAGGTATTTTTTAAGACAGATGGGCACCGTGATAAGGAGCGGCCGATGGGTCGTGACTACAGGGTTGGAGATGGATATTCCTCGAGAACCCTCTTCGGGGCGCATCTGATTCCGGAAAATGGCGAAATATGTTGCCTCGAGTCTGAAAAATCAGCACTCATTGCCTCGATTGCTTATCCAGATAAGTGCTGGGTCGCTACCGGCGGGAAGGGGAACCTTCGCGGAGTAAACGAGAGGTTTTCCTTGTACCCAGACCTTGATGCGGTGTCAGATTGGTCTGGGACGCAGGCCAAGATTGTTGAGTGGTGGCTTGGCTGGGCGCTTCAGCCGGAGCAGAGGCCGTCGAACGCGGACTTTGCGGACAGAATTGTATGGGAACGCTTGCATAGTATTAAATGATTGCGTATCTTTGCATAGTAAAGGTATGTGAGAGATACCGAGTAAGAACCATACAGCCCCTGCTAGTAGACGGTTGCTCTCACCTTCCGTTGAACGCTGGGGCTTGTTTTGATGTAATGGAAGAAGAAATTTGGAAGGACATTCCCGGATATGAGGGAAGGTACCAGGCAAGCAGTCTTGGCAGGATCAGGAGTTTAAATTACCACCAGACAGGGAAAGTTGGCATTCTCGTGCAACGGCTGAACACTAACGATTACTTTTTTGTACTTCTTTATAAAAACGGCGCAAGGGAGTTTATCTCAGTTCATCGGCTAGTTTGTGCGGCATTCCACAAAAACCCTAAAGGGTACCCTTGCGTGAATCATAAGGACGAGAATCATCACAATAACAGGGCAGACAACCTAGAGTGGTGCACGCATAAATATAACTGCAACTATGGCACACGAAAGCAGCGCATATACGAGTCTATCCCCAAAAGGCCAGTCGCGCAGTTCGCAATGGACGGAAAGCATGTTGCGACATACGATTCCATTGGATTAGCGGCAAGAACTAGTGGCGCGGGGACCGGGTCGATCTGGGGATGTTGTGTTGGCAGAAATGACATCGCGAAAGGATATTTTTGGCTATATGCTGATGATTCTGCAATAAGTGAAAAAGTGCGACGCTTAACAGACAAGCACACAAGAGATCATATTATACAAATCAACTTGAAGGGGGAAGAGGTTTGTAGATATAGAAACGCCAATGCGGCATCTATTAAAACAGGCATAGAACCCAGCACAATATTAAAATGCGCCAAAGGGCGACGGAAGACGGCCGGCGGATACGAATGGAGATATGCCGATTAGATTATAAAGCGATATGTGCGTTTGGAAAGTACCAGAAGAAGACCGGATGTGCGGGTATTGCCTGTACCGGGCCTGTAAGTCGCGTTCGCGCCCGAGGAAGAGCGCGAGGGAGGTTTGTGACAGGTATGTGTCGGTAATGAACGGGCTTTGCGGAATAAATGTAACAGCCGGGACGCGGAAAAGAGAGGCCGTTTGGGGCCGCAACATGATAGCAATGCAGATGTTGCTGGACGGATTTGTACAGGAGGATATAGGCGCGAGCCTCGGCAAGAATCGCAGCTCGATAGTGCACTGCATTGATAGTGTAACAAACATGCTGGACACACCGGACCAATACCCGGTCGAGTATGGCGTGTGGCAGAAGTTTAGGGAGATTATTTCAAATTCAAACCAATAGGCATTATGTGGAAGAAAATTCAAACTTGGTTCTGGTTTACCTTCCGGAACCCAAAAATTCGCCAGGGGGAGGCCGGCGGATTCAAATGGTGCTTCAGGCGTCTGGATATGACGATTGAGACGCTGAGCGGTAATTTCAAGGCAAGATTCACGGCAGCGGAGAATCCTTATGCGTATTTGCTTGCGAGCGACGATGATTCGCAGGTGGAGGGATTCTGCCAGATTCTTTACAGCGTAGGCATGCTATTGACGACTGAGCAAGAATTTGTTGATTCCATCACGAAGGCTCTGCGAGACTATGACAAGCGCTTGAACAAGAAGGCTGCGTCCGAGGTCGTCGAAGACGAAACCGATGAGAAGATCGCGCTGGAAGAGGTCAAGCAGGTGCAGGAGTATGTTGATAGGCCCGAGAATGAGAGGAGGAAGCTTGATCGCGAGGTCAACGGGCGGTTCAAGAAGGCGGTGAAAAATTTGGAAAAGTCGGAATAATTCCATATCTTTGCTCCTGCTATGGTCGAGATAGCAAACAGAAATCTAGAGGCCCGGATAAGTAGGCGAATGCTCGACCCATTCACTGAAAGTTCGGGCGCTTTTTTGCAAAGATGGAAGAAGAAATCTGGAAGGATATCCCGGGATACGAGGGGATTTACCAAGCAAGCGACCTTGGTCGCATCCGTTCTATTGTAGGGAATATGAACCGTAGAAAAAGGGTGCTATCTCCCGGAAAAACTATTTGGGGATATTACCAGGTTAGCCTCACCGATAAGAATCATATCCGTCGGCACGAGAGTGTACACAAGCTTGTCTGTTTGACTTTTCATCCTATCCCGGAAGGATGGCGTCATCTTTTTGGGACGCATTATCTTCAAGTTAATCATAAGGACCAAGACAAAACAAATAACCGTGCCGATAATTTAGAGTGGTGCACACCTAAATATAACACGAGGTACGGAGATTGTATAAAAAAGCGACAAGACACAAGAAACCGCACCGGTGCGAGGGGCTCGATGGTTAAGGTAAGACAATTAGCGCGATCTGGCGAACTCATCCGTGAATGGGAAAGCATGGCGGAGGCTTCTTCTGAACTCGGCATATTTAAGAGTCAGATTTGCTGCTGCTGTAAAGGTACTCAAAAGACCGCCGGAGGTTATAAGTGGGAGTATGTTGACAAAGTAGGAGTATTTGAACACAGCGAAGAAACGAAAGCGAAGATGAAGGAGACAAACCGCGCAAACCCGCACCGTAAAGGTAAGCATCTAACTCCAGAGCAACTAGAAAAACATCACGCAGCCCATCGTGGTATTCCTGTCGCGCAGTACGATTTAGACGGAAATTTTATAAAAAGATGGGACGATGCTCCGACTGCGGCGCGGTTTTTGCATCTTGACTCGGCGTCAATCCACCATGTTTGTCGGGGAGAAAGACACTCTAAAACACTGGGTGGTTTTATTTGGAAATATGATAAATAAGATATGGAGAATCAATTAGGAACCTACTACAGAAAGGCTGGCAACCACGATTATTGCGGTTGTGAAATACTGCCTCCGCCAAAGTACGAAATTGAGCGGATCGTCATCGACCATGTATCGTTTTTCGATGAGATCCGCATCAATGGGCAGAAAAAGCAGAATACCTTTGTTGCGTATTTTGCCCAAAACCCGTACACGAACTTGCCATTTTGTCTGAACTCTGGAAATTCCAAGCGGCTCGCAAAGAGAACTTGGTCTGTCATCGTCGAGGATGGCCTTGAGTGCCAAGGTCGAATCGACCTTCTTCACAACATTCCAGTCAGGCTTTGTCGCGAACTCACGAGAGACCCGTCAGACGGCGGGCAGGTCTACGGACTCCGTATATCACAACTCGACCCGGCGCCAGCTGCTCCTGCGGCTCCGGCGGCACCTACCGCCACGGCCAAGAAGAAGGTCATCACCGAGGACAAGATCCAGGTCATTATCGACTGGGCGAAGAAGGAAAACCTCGGCATCGACCAGATTGCGGCGAAGTACGACTTTGCTTCCGACACGGTGCGTGACGCGATTGCGGATGCTCTGAATATTAATGATTTACCAGAATAATATTATGGACGACAAAGAACTTTGGGTGCGCTTTGCATGCGCTGCTCTGTCCGGCTTGGTGAGCGACGGAGCTTTTGAAAACAACGTTGAAAAGGACTGCGAGGCGGCATCGTGCTACGCTGACGAGATGCTCGAGTGCTACCACAACACTTTTAGCGAAGATGGTGAGTAAGGAGGACAGATGGATGGAGCGCCGTCTCGGGATGATTACGGCGAGCGAGCTGGGCCAGATTACGAGCGCCAGCGGCAAGATTATCGACGGCAACGTGTCCTATATCCGGACGAAGCGTTTCGAGCGCAAGCACGGC